CTACACCTAGGCTTGCCGCCTTTGTTAAAACCCTTATCCCCACTATTTGGTGGGAGGGGGCCGGTACGCTGGCAATGCCAGTTGACTGGACATCGTGCGTCACCACCGTTCCAAAGAACGCTAAAACTGATCGCGTCATCTGCATCGAACCGCACCTGAATATTTGGGTGCAGCTCGGGGTGGGTAAGTTACTCCGGCGTAAGTTGAAGCACTTTGGTCTAGATCTTGACCACCAAGCCGACGTTAATCGATTCCTTGCGAGCGTGGCCCATAAACTCGGGCTTTGCACGATAGATCTCGAGTCGGCTAGCGACACAATCGCACGTCTGTTAGTTGAGAGACTCATCCCGAAAAGATGGCTCCACCTGCTAGAACTTTGCAGGACAGACATGGCCAAGATGCCCGATGGAACTATAATCGGGCTGGAGAAGTGGTCGTCCATGGGCAACGGTTACACCTTTGAGCTTGAGAGCTTGATTTTCTATGCTCTCGCACTGGCTGTTAGCGACGATGTAATGTCTACAGCAGCCTTTGGTGATGACCTTATTGTGCCTCAGTGGGCGGCACCTACTCTGATAGATACTCTGAGCTACTGCGGGTTCAGGGTGAACGGGTCGAAGACGTTCCTGGAAGGTTCGTTCTTCGAGAGTTGTGGTACTGATTGGCTGTCCGGCGTCGACATCCGTCCTTTCTTTTGGGACTCTGAGATTTCAAGTCCCGAGGACGAAATAGACGCGCTATTTAAGATGGCCAACCAACTTCGCTGCAGACGCAACTACAAGACGAGGTTCCTGCCGGCAAAAGACCGCCGGTTGCTCCCCGCCTGGTTGCGTATCTACAATTATATACCACCTGGATGGCGTAACTGCCGAGTACCAGATGGGTATGGCGAAGACCACGGTCTCATCAGCAACTTTGATGAAGCCGCCCCTACCTACGATCGCGTCTTTGGTGAATACGTTTACCAGCGACGTTGTCGTAGACCCGTGACCGTTAAGCCTGTGAAGGCCCACGGTTACCTCCTTGCCTTCCTGAAGTCTACCAATCAGCGACATGCTGATCGACTGTCATACCTAGACTCCGAGCCGCGTTTATCTGTACGGCTCAGGTCGAACGGTGAGCTGAGACTTGTCCCAGCCGACGACAGCACAGACCTCAGGAATGTTAAGACAAGGGGCTTCCACGCAGTTGGCCGTTGCAATATCTGGCCAAACCTAGGACATTGGGTGTAATAACCCGAT